ATATAAATGGCAAATACTTTCAAGGCAATAACTTTCGCAGCAGAACCTGCTTCAGCAGGAACACCCTATGTTATGTATACAGCAGCAGGGAGTACAACTACTGTAGTTCTTGGTCTTATACTTGCTAACATACATACAACTGCGGTAACAACAGAAGTAGAATTAGTTTCTACAACATCAAATAGAGGTGGTGTTAACAATGTAGCTAATGGTACATCAATGTTAGTTAAAGACGTAAGCATCCCTAGTGGAAGTTCACTTGAAATTTTATCTGGCTCTAAAGTTATTTTAGAAGCTGGAGACAAAATACAAATTGATTGTTCTGTCGCTGATAAACTTTCTGGTACATTATCAGTAATGGAAATTACATAGGAGTTTTAATTGGCTTATATTGGAAAAATACCTACATCAGTTCCATTAACAAGTTCAGATATTGCTGATGGAATTATATCTTCAGCTAAAATAGCTGATGCTACTATTGTTAAAGATGACATTGCTAATGGAGTTTTACCAGCACCTAACAGAAATATTATTATTAATGGAGATATGAGCATTGCTCAAAGAGCAACAAGTGTTACAGGAGTTGGTAATGGAGATAATTCTTGTCACACTGTTGATAGATTTTCGTTTTATGAGGAAGGTGCAACATCTGGAGAATTTACTATGTCACAAGATACAGATGTTCCTACAGGATATGGTTTTGCAAAATCTACTAAATTAGATTGTACAACAGCAGATGCAAGTTTAGCAGCAGCAGAAGTTGTAGCTTTAGAATATAAATGGGAAGGTTTACATTTACAACATTTAAAAAAAGGAACTTCAAATGCAGAAAGTCTTACACTTTCATTTTGGGTTAAAACTAATAAAACTGGAACTTATGTTGCTAATTTTTATGATAATGATAACGATAGACACACTTCACAAAATTATACAGTTTCATCATCTAATACTTGGGAAAAGAAAACTATAACTTTTGCACCAGATACCTCTGGAGCACTTACTAATGATAATACTTTAGCTTTAGCTATGTATTTTATTTTAGGTGCTGGAACTTCTTATACCAGTGGTAGTGCAGCTACTGCTTGGGAAACTTTTACAGGTAATGCTGATAATTGGTGTGGTGGTCAAAATGTAAATATTTTAGATCATACAGATAATAATTTTTGGATTACTGGTGTTCAGTTAGAGACTGGAACTGCAGCATCTGATTTTGAATTTTTACCTTACGATGTGCAGTTAGAAAGATGTCAGAGATATTTTACTAAAATTAGTCCAAAATTAAATAGTGTTACTGGAAGAGGTTATCAGGCTTCTGGAGCAGTTATTGCAAGTAGGTTTCAATTTCCTGTATTTATGAGAACAGAACCAACTTGTGCTATTGCTGGAACTTGGGTAGTTCAAAATTTAACAGGAAATCCAGCTTTTAATTCTTTTGATGAAAGTGGTTTTACTTTAGGAGCAACTACAAGTGGAGCAGGAGATGCTTATTTTTATCCTAATGGAACAGATGATTATTTGACAGCATCTGCGGAGTTATAATTATGAATATAGAAAAAGTTACTAAAAAATATGATAGTGTTACAAATAAATTTCATTCTTTTGAAGTTATTTGTAAAAACGAAAACACTGTTTATACAGTGCCAGAAAATATTGAAAATTCAGATTACCAAAAAATCCAAAAATGGATAGAAGATGGTGGAACAGTAATAGATAATGGAGAATAATAAATGGCATATATAGGTAGAGAACCACAAATAGGAAACTTTCAAATCTGTGATGACATTACAGTAGTTAATGGTCAAGCCGCATACACTATGCAAGTAGGTGGTGCTAATGTAATACCAGAAACATCTAATCATTGTTTGGTATCTTTAAATGGTGTATTACAAAAAAGTGGTGGAAGTTCTCCATCTTTTACAGTAAGCGGATCTACAATTACTTTTGCTTCTAACCTTGCAACAGGTGATGTTATAAACTTTATTCATATACTAGGATCAGTTCTTGATCTTGGAACACCAAGTGATGGAACTGTAACCAATGCAAAATTAGCTCAAGATATTATTTCTGGAGAAACTGCTTTAACAAGTGAACCAGCTTCAACTGATGAATTTTTAATTAGTGATGCTGGTACTCTTAAAAGAATAGACTATAGTTTAATATCTAATAGACCAGCTTTTAATGTGTATGGTGCTGCTGCATCTGTGTCTAATAATACATATACCAAATTAGGAGTTAGTACAGAAAGATTTGATGTAGGTAGTTGTTTTGATTTAGGATCAAACAACAGATTTACCCCAGACGTATCTGGAAAATATCTACTTTATTTAAAAGCAGAAATACAATCAGGTAATGATACTGATTATTTTATTGGAAATATTTATAAAAATGGATCATCTGGTCAAGCTGGTGCTATGGTGCAAAGAGATTACAATATAGTTACTTTTATGCAACTAGCAGAAGCAAATGGTAGTGGAGATTATTTTGAGGCTTATGCAAAACAGCAAAGTGGTGGATCAGTAAATATTGTTTTATTAGAATTTAGTGGTTTTAAATTGATAGGAGTATAATATGGCGGAATTAGATACAAAAATTAAAAAATATTTAGAAGCAAACTCAAAAGTTTATTTAGACGAAAAAAATAACTATGTTTTACAAGACGATGGATCTGGAACATATATTAAAAGTTGGTCTGTTGATGGTCTTACTAAACCAACAGACGAACAATTAGAAACCTATAATTCTGCTGCAACAACAGAAGAAAATAATAATGTTATAAGAGTAACTAGAAAAAATTTATATGGAGACATAGGTGACCAGCTAGACGAAATTTATAAAGATATAGATGCTTGGAAAGCAAGAATACAATCAATTAAAGACGCAAATCCAAAGGAGTAATAAATGGCAATAGTTAAAATAAATAAACCAGCACTACCAAGTGGAAGTATTTTGCAAGTGGTTAATGGAGTATCTACAGCAAAACAATCATCAAGCTCAACAACTCATGCTGATGTTTCTGGTTTAAGTGCAACTATTACTCCAGCATCTTCTTCAAATAAAATTTTAGTTTTAGTAGATGTTAATATGGTTTCAAACGCATCTGGATCTGGCTCTACTGTTAAATTATTAAGAGGTAGTACAGTTGTTACAAAAACAACTACATCAGGAGCAAACGCAACTGCTGAAGCATTTAATGCTGGTGGTGGAAAAACAGGAACAGATCCAAACAGACAAAAAGACACTTGTACTTTATCTTTTTTAGATTCACCATCAAGCACTTCTGCTCTTGTGTATAAAGTTCAATTTGCAACAACAAATGCAAGTAACGCAGCTTATGTAAATGGTTGGGGATATAATGATGACCAAGCTAGTGTATCTACTATAACAGTAATGGAGATAGCAGCATGATTATAAAAGCAATACAAAAAATAAATCCAAATGCAGAAGTGGTAGTTAGAGGTAATGACATTAATACTTGTGAATTAGAATGGCACAATGGAACACCAGAAATATCCAGAACTGACATAAAAGCTAAAATGGCAGAGTTACCTACTGCTGAAGAAGAAGCTACTGCAAGAAAAAATTTAAAAGCTAGTGCTAAAGCTAAACTAATCGCTGGTGAACCACTTACTGAAGAAGAAGCTAACACAATAGTGTTATAATGAAATTTATTTTAAACATGATACTATGTAGTAGTATAAATAGTATTTGTTTAGAACCATATCCAATGCCAAATCATTATGATGATTTACATAGTTGTCTGATAGATGGATATAAAGAATCAATTACAAAAATGGAAAAAATAGGATCAAAAGATATTAATGAACATAAAATGTTTATTAAGTTTTATTGCGAAGAAATACAAATAAAGGGTATTGATGCCTAAAAATTCTGCACTTGAAAGAATAGAATCTCACGAAAAACTTTGTCGTATTATGCAAAAACAAACTCATCAAAAAATTAACAATATTGAATTAGAAATTAAAGATATAA